TTTCGCTATATAAATGGGTACAGGGGCCGCGCTAAGACAAAATATCATTAGCTCGGAGTTCAATACCACCCATTCTATCATAAGTCACCGTCATTACTAGAAAAGTCAATAGCGAGTACATGATAACGCTGTAGTTACCATAGAAAACACTGTCACTTATTATAACGCCCCATTCCATCGCTGTATCCTCCATCGCGAATAAAAAATAAGCAATGATGTATAAAGTGTAAGCATATGCTGACGTTAAAGATGATTTAGATGCCAAGTAGCAGAATAGTATTGCTATATATGCGTAAAGCATGGCTTGATAGTTAAAATAAATGTCTAGATACGCATTAGCGTAGATGGTTATAGACTCAATCAATATAACGAAAGCGCACGCTGTTAGCGATTCAACCCTGCTTTTGCCACATAAAAACATGATGACAACGGCAAATATCTCTACTATCGGCGTATCTTCGATCATTTTTTAACGATGCGAGACTTTTTCTTTTTTGGTTTAGTCAATTTACTTCCCCTTCATTGAGTGTGTTTTCTCTTTTGATCCGAGGCTTGAGCCAAACCAAAAGCTTAGTATTTGAGGTACCGCTGCGGTTAATACGCCTAACAGGATATTGACCACATCACGCATTGATTCCGATATAGCTACGCCGCCAGAAAAAAGCATGTACAGTATTGCAAAATAGCCGGTAATAAATATTGCAGACAATACGATCTGAGGCCAAATGTTAACTTTAAACAAAGCCCGGGCACTATCAAGGTCTTTTATCTCAAGCGCAAATACGTCGATATCTAACTCGCGCATTTTAACTTTGAACTCGCTATCTATCTTCTTAAGCTCTGCAAGCTGCTCAGGATTCGCCCCTATAATAAAGCTTTCTAAATCCTTACTGTCGCCACCGTCTTTACCTAAAAGCTTGTCGGTGAGAAATTTGGTGGCAGCTCCACCCATGGGGCCACCTAATGCCATCCCTAAAGTAGGGGCTACCGCTTTTACTATGTCTTGCCAGCTCACAGCCTACACTCCCTTAAATAAGATACGCGCATAACGCCCAAATTATACCCATAAGAACCATGCCCACAATGACACCCTCTTTTCGTCCAGAGCCGATTACTTCGTTGTATGAATTACTCATGCTTTACTCTCCTTCCAGTTTAAATACTCACTATACGGATCAATGATAGCGCACATTATAGATGTGAATACTATTGATGATATTAATATGGTCATAGCTTAAAAAGCTTTGTTAGGATTGCCGCTAGTGTAGACTTCCACCAAGGGTATGCCGGTGGATTCTCTATACAGTAAGCGCAACTCTTAGCCTTCCAATACTCATCTCTTGACGGTATCCTTTTACCATTAAGAGCTTGATTCCCGCAAAACTGATCATATTCATAGTTAACCAAAACATCATATACCGCTAATGCCACACTAATCATATATCCCCCCTATTGTTAAGCTGCTTAGATTGAGAACGCACATAAGTGGTACTCATTGTCATATCATGAAACGTCTTTCACTAAACCCCGCTGTATAGGTAATTAACCCATTGCCGCGCCACTAAGGATTTATTCCAGTGCGTTCTCATCTAAACAGCCTATATTAACAAAGAGTGCCGAGTGCATTATCTCGAACGTTTACCGTGCAATCAATTACGCGGCCCGCATTACTCTTGGTTGTATTATACCACGATTGGCGTTAATAACTCCACGTTGGCACGCACTTGGAATCCGTCGGTGTCCACGCTAAATGCACAAAACCATCCTTGCTCGTACCGGCCACTCTTGTAGCCCCATGCCGACCACCTAGCACTTTTAGTTTTGTTTCAAGTAGCGGATTATTGCATTTGATATCCACAGCAAAGCATCGCTGATGATCGCCTGGCATTCTTTTCTTTAGCTCGTTTGGATGGTTAGCGCATCGCCCACCGCTAGTAATTACCATTGGCGCATTCAAGTCTTCACGAATTAACTGTATTTGGTCGAGAGTTTCTTGGCTTACGCTTCGCTTATCGCACTCAGGATGGCCGCATGTACATAAAAGCTTCTTATCTGTTTCTGGATTGAAATTTATAGTTTGTATCATGTATTGCCTCTCAGTTTCTTTAAATGTCGTGATCGTTTAAGGAATATTTTTTGTAGTCGACTCAAGTAATCAATAGTAAAACTCTTCGGTGCATTATCGCATTCAAGCCTTTCTACCCTGTCGACTCCGATTTTTTCAATCAGTCTAATGCGATAGTCGACGGCATTCCCTGAATTGTACCGGTTGCACTTTACGCATTGAGAATGAATGTTAAACAGGTTAAACCGTAAATGACCAGCCGCACCCCTGCTTCGATAATGTCCTGCGTCAATAGTGCCGCCTGCCTTCTGTTCTGGATATGATCCGCAGCTTATACACGCTTTACCTTCATCCCTTAGCCTAACGTATGAATTTACAGCCGACTGAGCCTTTTTGATCCAATCGCGTGCAGTTAACAAGGTTTCTTTCTTCTGCCTAATACCGCGCTTAACTTCCCTTGTACGCTTTGCTTGAGATTTCTCTATCCCGTATTTGGATGCATGACTAAAATCACAGAATACACCTAGCGGCACTTTTAGCATTGTCTCGGCTTCTTTGTACTCTTTGCAGTACCTACACCGCTTTTTAGCGTTTGCCATTACTTTTGGCTGTACTCTAATTCTAATATCAGATTAAGCTCATGAATTGCTTTTCGTATATCCTCAGCACCGTTTTTAGCTCTATGCCTGCAAACTCGCTTTATTACACACCCATCAAGAAACTGTATTTTATTGGCTAGTATAAATTCCACGGGCTGAATAGTCATATCTTTATAATGATCTCCACCCTCTTGCATATCAAGATTACTCACCTATCACCTCCCAGCTCTTAAAATTATAGTTATATTTAATCTTGCTGCGCTTTACCGTTACCGGCTCATGCGTTGGTAGATCGACCATTACCCACCACCTAGACATTGACCTAACTTTTCCGCTCCAGGGTGCAGATAGGTTTAAAATCTTATCGCCTGCTTTAATTTTCACGACACTAGATACTTAATCGTTAACAACAATAAACAGCCTATAAAAAGTTTTGCGCCAAGCATTGACCAGCCTACGTAATTACTTGGGCAAGTAAGGGTTACATTAAATATGCCGATTTCGTGATATGTTTGCTTTTCCATTGCCGCCCATCGCTTAATGTTTTCAATCATCCTGCCCCGCCTCTATATATTTAATCCCGTTACTATCACAGTAATGCTCTAGCTGTGTTATGAATGCCTCGATCTCTTCTCTGTTGTAATTCGCCAATGACGTTAGATCAACAAGCCTTTGCCCAGTTATAAAGCAAGTATGAACCCTAAACAGCCCGAAGTTGCTCTTCATTATTATCTTTGTGGCTTCGACGCTTCTATCCTGCTCAATAGCGATAAACTTAATAATACCGTGGGCGTACTTAACCTGCTTATAGGTCTTCTTCGGCTTAAACGGCTTTACTTCAACTTCGATAGGCTTTGTATAATCCATCGCTAGAAGATCGCCGCAAAAAGCTGATGCTTGTAGCCTGTTTAAAAATACCCTTTTCATTACTTACATCTTCCCTTTTCTGCGCTTTAAAGACTCAACCCTAATAAACTCTAATTCTTCTTTTGTTCCATTATTAGAGCCGCATCCCTGAGTAAACTTGCAGACAGCGCATTCACTATGCAACTCAACAGAAACGCCCTGCTCGCTTTCTTTTGGCCACTCTCTGCTGCACTTAAAACAAACTATAGATTCATTCATACTAATACCCTTTTCATTGCTTTACCGTGTTAGTCGTTCTTATCTGGTGTGATTGCGTTAATCGCAGCCTTAGAGCTTCCACGAAAATCTATATCAGGAATGATTGATTGCGGTTTAAATGTTCGGCGGTAGTGGTAAACATTAACCGGAACACCTTCTAGTTGTTCAACCATCGCCGTGACCTGCCCACTATTGCCAATAAAACTACGCTTGTATTCACCCTCGCCAACTTTGCAAATAACCGATGTTCGGCTGGTTTGGTACTCTATATTGCAACGACCTTCGATAATCT